TGTCAAATGTGGATAGAGGAGAACTCAGCTCCAATTTTAAAATTGAGGATTTAGATATGAATAACCCTAAGGATAGAGAGAAATATGCAAAGTGGAAGCAAAAAAGAAACTCTCAACCTAGAGTGATTAATTCATAATTTTTTTTTAATTTAAAGGAGTTAACATGGCAAACGAAACCACAAGCAGTACTATATCAGAACTCTATACTGAGATAGTAGCAGAAGCATTATTTGTAGCTAATGAGCAATCAATAATGAGAAATTTAGTTAGAAACTACACAATCGCTGGAGGAGGTAAGGCAGTTGAAGTACCTATTTATTCAACTGTATCAGCATCAGCAGTTAGTGAAGCATCTGACTTATCAAATACAGCGGTAAACCCAAGTTCTGTAACTATTACAGCATCAGAAGTTGGAATTATGACCACACTTACAGATTTAGCAAGAAACTCAGCATCAAGAAATGTTGCTGGAGATATTGGTAGATTATTTGGAGAAGCAATAGCAAAAAAAATTGATGGAGATTTATCAGCTTTATTTACTGGGTTCTCAACTGAAAAAGGTGGTGGAGCTGGAAACGAAATAACAGTAACAGATTTATTTGAGGCAAGTGCTGAATTAGTAACAGCAAATGCACCAGCACCTTATTATGGTGTATTTCACCCAAAGATGATTTTTAATGTAAAGAAATCATTAACTAATACATTTGTAGGCAGAGATACAGAACTTTCAAATGAAGCTATGAGAAGTGGATTTGTAGGAACTATAGCTGGAATACAAATATTTGAATCTTCAAATGTATCTGTAGATGGATCAGACGATTCTATTGGTGGTGTATTCTCACAAGATGCTTTAGCTTTAGCAATGATGCAAGACCTTAAGATTGAATCACAAAGAGATGCTTCTTTAAGAGCAGATGAGATTGTAGCTACAGCAGTTTATGGAGTTGGCGAACTACATGATAGTTATGGTGTTAAATTAACTGGCGACACTTTAGCTAACTAATAACTTATGGGGTGGGAAACCACCCCTTTTAAAAAGGAGTTTATTATGGAGATGGTCAAACTTTCAAAAGGCGATAGAGTTATAGAAAGAAGTAAAGTTGATTATGAAAACAATAAAGGAATGTGGGATATAAGAGGTTGGAGTTTATACGAAGGTAAACCAAAGGCACAACCAACACCAAAAGCAGAGCCAAAAAAAGAAACAATAAAGAAAACTACAACTAAAAAGGCTAAATAATGGCTACTACAGAATTTAGTGTAGCAAATTCTAACTTACAAGCTATACAGCCAGATATACTAGGCTTTGGTATTACAGACTTTGGCGACCAGTTACAATTTGCAGAAAATGATGTAATAAGAAGAGTTAGAGAGGAATGGTGGGAAAGATACAGACACCAAGTTCGCTACAAAGATATTACTAAAGTTACATCTGTTGAAATGACCAACAGTAAATTAACCAATGCACAATGGACACAATCGGTAGTTTATTTAGCATTATGGAAATATGTTTATCCTATTCTTACTAAATGGCGTGATCCTGATACTGGTGAAGGAAAAGATGCGTTTCAAGTACAAATAGATTTTTATAGAGATAGGTACGAGGAGGAATTTCAAGCTATATTAAGAGATGGTGTTGAGTATGATGAAGATAGTTCTGGAGCAGTAAGTGATTCAGAAAAAGAACCGATACATCATTTAAGGCTAGTTAGATAATGCAAGTACAAGTTAAATCTAATACTCTTGAGGTGGCACAAGAGTTGAAAAGAATGACTAGAAAACAAAAGTCAGCAATAACCAAAGCTCTTAATAAAGTTTCTAATATGGCAATATTTATGATTACTAAAAGAACTCAGAGTGGAAGATTGCCAGACGGAGGACAAATGAGAGCTTACGCACCAGCAACAGTTAGAAGCAGAAAGAAAAGAGGTAGGCAAACTGGTTTTGTAGATTTAACTGATACAGGTAAAATGTTTAGAAGTTTAGACTTTAAGACTGGTGGATTAAAAAGCACTTTGTTTTTTTCTAATATGGAAAGAAATAAAATAGCATCATATCACGATATTTTTGGTGCTGGTAAAAGCAAAGTTGTAAGACCTTTTTTCTCTATTGGAGATAAAGAGGAAGATAAAATCAAACAAGAATTTGCATCAACCTATTTTAAAGAAATGAAGATATGAGCAAAAGAGAAAACATAGCTGGTGATATAATTACAAAACTTGATGCAGTTACCAGTCCTATTGAGTTTAAAAAGATTACTAGAGAACCTTTTGAAGTAGAAGAATTAGCAGATGCACAGTTTCCAGCTTTATTTGTGCAATCAGGAGATGAAACAAGAGAAGTATCAAGCATAGGTGATACTGGTGCTGGAAGTTATAGGGGAAGTATAGATTTTTTAATTGTAGCTTTTGGAAAAGGTACAGATAGCAATATAGATACAGTAAGAAATCAATTAATAGAAGTAGTTGAAGAAACTTTAGATAATGATATAACTAGAAATGGAAATGCAATAGATACGCAAATAGTAGAAGCATCAACAGATGAGGGAACAATATACCCTTATGGTGGTGTTAGAATAACTGCAAGAGTAATTTATGAATTTACAAGAGGGAGTGCATAATGGCAAAACAAGTTACTATGAAGAAAGGCAACGATATTATAAAATGTTCTGAAGATCACATAGAGCATTTTCAAAGCAACGGATTTACTTTAGAAGGTGAAAAAAAAGTTACCAAAAAAAGTGAAAAAGTGTTAAAACAAGAAGATAATAAAAAATAGCCAATATTAAAAAAAGGAGGTTTAAATGGCAACACATCATGGAAAAGAAGGAGTTGTAACAATAGGGTCAGATACTCTTGGAAATGCAACTGGGTTTACTGTAGACACAACACACGATACAGTTGAAAAAACAGCACTAGGTGATTCAATGAAATCATTTATGGTTGGAAGGGGAAGTTTTACTGCATCTATTGATATGAACTTTGATGAAACTGACACAGCACAAACTACCTTGGTACAAGGTGCAGAAGTAACATTTGCATTTTTACCAGAGGGTAATGCTTCAGGAGATAGAAAGTTCTCAGGTAGTGGAATAGTAACTGGAATGTCAGTAGGTGTTACTTTAGATGGTGTAACTACAAGAACTGTATCATTACAGGGAACTGGTGGTCTTACTATTGGTACTGTGTAATAATATATGACTGATAATAAAATTGATTATTTTGATGGAATTAGAGATCATTTTAGTGCATTAGATACTAAAATTATTGAAGTTCCAGAGTGGGGATTAGTTGGCGACAAAGCTATCCATTGTAAACCATTTAACATGATGGAAAAGCAAAAGATTTTTAAAGGTGCTACAAATACCGACTTAATGCTTTTAATAGATGTAATTATAGAAAAATCGCTTACAAAAGATGGCAAAAAAATGTTTACTGCTCAAGACGTTTTGGGTTTTAAAACAAAAGCAGATACAAACATTATAGCTGAAGTTTCCACAAAAATAATGGGTACTGAAAACAAAGATATAGAGGACAATAAAAAAAACTAAAAAATAATGTTGAGTTGCATAATATTTTTGGTTTAGCAGAAAGACTTAAAAAAACAGTTGCCGAAATTTTAGAAATGTCAGTTGATGAATTTTATTTATGGATAGCATATTATGAAATTCAAAACGAAGAAAAAGAAAGACAAGAACGATTAGAGAGGGCAAGAAAATAAGTGGCAACTAAAAAAGTAAATATAGATATAGTAGCTAAAGACAAGACACGTCAAGCTATGCAATCAGCCACTAAAGGTGTTGATAATCTAAAAAATTCAGTCTTTAATTTAAAAAATGCTTTAATAGGTTTAGGTGTAGGAGCTACAATAAAGTCTTTCGTTGATGTAGGTAGGTCTGTTGAAGGTTTACAAGTAAGACTAAAATTTTTATTTGGTACTGCCGAGGAAGGTGCAAAGGCTTTTGATGTAATGAGCAAATTTGCATCTAGAGTGCCATTTAGTTTAGACCAAATACAACAAGCGTCCGGAAATTTAGCAGTAGTAAGCAAAGATGCTGACGAGTTAAGTAAAATGTTAGAAATTACTGGTAACGTTGCATCTGTTACTGGTTTAGATTTTAGGACAACTGCTGAACAAATACAAAGGTCATTTAGTGCTGGAATTTCATCTGCTGATATTTTTAGAGAAAGAGGGGTAAGGGATTTACTTGGCTTTAAGGCTGGTGCAACTGTAACAGCCAAAGAAACTGCTGAAGCATTTGAAAGAGTATTTGGTCAAGGTGGTACATTTGGAAATGCCACAAATGAGTTTGCTAAAACTTTTGATGGCACGTTGTCAATGATTGGTGACAAGATATTTTTATTTAAAAAAGTAGTAGCTGAATCTTTTATGGTTGCTTTGAAAAAAGAGTTTGGTGCATTAGACCAAGCACTTGCAGATAATCAATTAACTATACAAAAAATAGCTACAACAGTAGGAAAAAATTTAGCAAAAGCAGTTACTATGGTAAGCAAAGGGGTGTCATTTTTAAGTGATAACTTTGAAAAAATAAAAAGACTTGCAATATCGGTTACTGTTCTTGGTATTTCAAAAGCATTTATTGGTTTATCACTAGCAATAGGTAGAACTACTATGGCATTAATACTTTTAAATAAAACAGCTATGAAAAATGCACTTTTCCTTTTTGCAACTTTAATATTAGTTACAGCAGAAGCAACTGGAGTTTTAAAAGAATTATTTGGTGTTTTTGAAAAACCAAAAAAAATATCAGACTTTACAGATGAAGTAAGAATACTTACTCAACAATTAAACAGTTTAAAAGATGTAGGTGGTGAAGCATTTGAATCATTAAAAAAAGACGCTGAGTTAACTTTAATTGATATGAACCAACTCTTAAAAAGAATGCAAGAAGAAGGCAATGCAAGTATGGAAGAAATAGGTGGTTTAGTGTTAATGATAAGGCAATTAAATGATGCTATGATCCCACTTAACAATAATTTAGGGGAAATAGATGTATCTGTAGAAAGGATATCAGATATATTAGGAGATGCTTTTCTTGGTTTTGGTGAAGGTTTTAGTAAAGCAATGAATGAAGGTAAAACAGTATTGGAAGAAATGAAAAAAGTAGGGGAGCAAACTTTTGGTAAGTTAAAAGGTTTATTGGCTGATTTTGTCATGACTGGAAAAGCTAATTTTGGTGATTTAGCAAGATTTGTTATTAAATCTTTTTTAGAAATGTTAATAGGTCAAGCAGTTAAAATGGCTTTTGCTAAATCTTTAGCATTATTTAAACTGGACGCAATAAAAAAAGGTATGATCAGTGCATTTCAAAGTGTATTAACAACTATTAAAGAAATACCATTTCCTTTAAATATTGCTCTAGGAGCTGGTGCTTTGGCTTTTGCTATGGGTTTTGTAAACAAAATAAAAGGATTTGAAAAAGGGGGTAGACCACCAGTAGGTAGACCAAGTATAGTTGGTGAAAAGGGTGCTGAATTATTTGTTCCTGATCAAGCTGGAACTATTGTACCTAATGATAAACTAGGAATGGGTGGTCAACCAGTAACAGTAAACTTTAATATTAGCACAGTAGATGCTAGAGGTTTTAATGAATTGTTAGTTAACAGCAGAGGAACAATAGTTAATCTAATTAATAGTGCAGTAAATGAAAAAGGTAAAATGGCAATTATATGAGTGGAACATTACCTAATACAAGTTTTACAGCGATTAACTTACAAAGTAATCAAAAAACTTTATTCTCTGAAACAGATAGTGGCAAGTCATTTAGAAGGCAAGTTCAAGGTCAAAGGTTTAGTTTTACAGTAAGCTATCCACCAATGAAAAGATCAGAATTTGCACCTATCATGGCATTTATAATGAAGCAGAGATCAAGACAAGAAGATTTTACAATTACTATGCCAAGCTATTTAAATGCACAAGGAAATGAAACTGGAACACTTTTAGTAAATGGTTCTCATAGTGCATCAGACACAACTATAGCCATAGATGGTTTTGCTGGAGATGGTGCTGGTAGATTGAAAGCTGGAGATTTATTAAAATTTGCACATGATAAAGTTTACATGGTTGTAGCAGATGTAACCAGTTCTAGCAACTCAGCAACAGTAACTA